ACTCACCATCAACATACCACACATCAACCTCTACATCAAAACCAAGATCCAATGCCTGTTGAATGTATGTTGGATTGTTCTCGCAGTCAGGCTTTCTACCATCAAGATTGCCTCGGTGAGATATGATTTTCATCTGTACCTGTAACCAGTATCACCACTTTTTATCCAAGTTGAGTTAACTTCACCGTAAGATTTGTTCCTAAAATAGATATTCTGCTCTTCTCCAGCATAACCATCGTTTTCTATAGAAACAATCTGAAATCCCTGACGGATCAACCAATCAATAGTTTCTTGCTTGCTAGGAACACATTTGTAAAGAGTCATCGTGTTTGGAACTTCGACAACACCTTCGACCACCCTATGTAGTTCATCACCGAAAGATTTTAGTACATCAAGATCACTTCCTTGAGTATCAATGTGAAGATAGTCAATCCGTTCAATATTGTTCTTACTAACATAGGCGTCCATCCTAATAACAGGTACATCTATAACTTCAGTGACCTTAAAATCTGGACGACCACTCCAGATTTCACAAATGTTGTCTGTATATTCTTTCAATGAACTGCATCCACCATCACCTCCTGCCGAGATATTAAACTTCATCATTCCCTCAGAAGTAGAGACAGCAGCCTCAACAAAAATGAAAGAACTTAGTCCTTGTTCGGACACCCAAGACCGTATCTGTTTGGCAAACTTGGGCGTAGGCTCAAATGCATGTACAACATGTCCTTGTCTTGCTGCTTCTCGAAATACTGTTCCATCATTAGCCCCAACATCAAATATGATTTTGCTCATGTTATCCTCCTGCTTAGATATGCATTCAAGTCTTCTGGTGTTCCTATACCATGCATTCTGTCCACAAAGAATGGAATCAGCGTTCCACCCCAACCAATCAACTCATTGTAGACAGGAGCGATGTAGAACTCATTGTTCACGCGGATGTTCTTGTCAATCATCTGCTCTGCTGCCTTGACAAAATCCGATCCTCTGCGATACCAATAGATGCCACAAGTGGCAATATCAGATATGGGATTCTTCTCAGCAACCTGAGTGACAACTCCGCGAGCATTCGTCTTTACGAACGACCACTTAGGGTGGACTGCATAGAAGCAGAATACCAAGGCATCAACAGCGGAGAAGTTCTTGATGTATTGAAAGTTCTCGGGGCTATATTCGATAATCTGATCTGAGTTGGCAATCAAAAGATCATCATCGTTATTGATGTGATTCTTTGCAAGCAGTGCGGTGCAAGCAGCACCCTCAGTCAAACCATCAACTTCAACAACTTTGTATTTTCCATTGGTGATGCGGTTTAGAGTTGATTCTAAACCCACATACTTGGAAAGATGCTCCTTGCGAACAAGGAAAATGTATGTTGCATCGAAGTCGAGGTTCTCGACAACTCGCTGAATCATCGGCTTGCCTTCAACATCTATAAGGGGCTTTGGGAAAGTGTAACCCTCCTTGGCAAACCGACTACCCTCTCCTGCCATTGGTATCAAAATCTGCATTGTTCATTCTCCACAAAGTTAATATAATTTTTTAACGTAACCTTTGTCGCATCACCAACAACCCAAAGATGACCAGCAATACTGCTAGTTGCAGCCTGTATTCCCTTCGGAGAATCTTCCACACAAATACAAGATTTGGGATCAACTCCTAAAGTGTTTATTGCATAGTTATAGCAGTCTGGATGTGGCTTATTGTGTTTTACTTGTTCATTGCTCACCAACAGATCGATATATGGCATCTGTCCTGTTGCTGTAAGCATTTCTCTAGCCGTTTCATCGATGGAATTTGTTACACATGCAATCTTGATCCCATTCGACTTGAGATATTGATGAAGTTCAATCTTCTCGGACATGATTCTAGCAGAGGCTCTAATTATATCAAGGGTGTGTTTCTGCTTTTGATCATTGATTGCTGCAATCATGCTGTCAGGCACACCAAGCATCTTCAACTTAACGCGAGTCGGCAAGCCATTGAATGTAGATAGATGTTCATCTCTTGCGATAGGGGGATATCCCACTTCAACCAAGGCAGCATTCAATGCCTCATAGTGCCAATCACAGGCATCCACAAGAACCCCATCCAGATCAAACAAGACACAAGATAGTTCGATCATATAGTTTCCTTAAAATATTTGACATAAGAAATATCTAAAATCCTATCCGTTTTTGTAAATAAAACATCATCTGTAAATGTTTCACCTTGATTAAAATGAAATAATTTTGGATTAATCACTTTACCAACATACTCACAAGGAGCATACGTTTGGTGATAGTGCTTGGCACCGTTGATATTGTTTAATCCACTATTATGCAATTCAACAAATGTTACAGGTTTTCCTTGAGTTATAGCAGAACCAATCCAAAATTCTCTGTCATATCTAAAACTAGTCATCAAGAAAGAATTATCAAGTTTATTAATGTAAGATGATCTAGCCCACCACATCCCACCAGAAAAATGAGGCTTGGCTCCAAAATAAGTATAAAAATCAAAATTGACACCAACAGCGTCACAACAAGATAGCGTTTCTATGCACAATTTCCAGTTAAATATGACAAAATATTCCATGTATCTTCTCCAACAAGATACATTAGTAAACAAGTCTGTGTGAGATACTCCTTTGGTGTGAAAATAAAGAATACCACAATCAGAAGTGTTTTTTGCAAACTCATTAAGCAATATCAGTGTATCAGTTTCTTCGGAGTTTCCCACATGATATACAACGCTCGTATTTTTTGTCGGCAAATATGGTAACGGCTTGTCTCCAACAACACCAATTGTTAAACTACTTAATTCATTCGACAAACCACTCACACATAAAGAATGCATTTGCTCCATGTACATGTCTTCCCAACCATCTGTTTGATAAACATGATAAAAAGCATGTAATTTCATAACTCACCTCTGGCGATATATTCTTCACTATAACGCGGAAGAAAATAATACTTATTGTCATGACCCAACTGACTCTCATGGTCGTAAATATTCACTGTATCTTCTCCAAACATGGATGCCATATGGTGGATAGCATTGTGCATTCCATTTGGGGTTCCTTCAATTGCTATCATCATTTTTATTGCTGCAATAAATGACCCAATTAAACTCTTAGGAATAAAAAATATATTATCATCTGTATAGGTGCTATACCCACGCTCCCTAAACAGGGATGTAATTTTATTTATAGGCATGTTATCAACATAGGTAATATCCATTTTAAACCTTATATCAAATCTAGTTGATATGAGAAAATCGAAATCTTCATCAATGATATTCTCAAGAGAACTAATATATGTTTGCTGCATTCGTGAATCGGCATACTTTAGCACATTTATCTTCTTTGGTTCATACATTTGAATTATTTTATCTAAATTCGAATGGGCATAAGTAGTGATGTATACAGATACCTCCGATTTCCGGTTTAGGACATCAATTATCGCGTCCTGTATATTTACAGGACATTTAGCGTTATTTCTTATACCACCAATTCTAAAATTACCATCAATAAGATCATTTTTCTCAGTGTCTAAGTGTGAGATACCAACCAAGGATATAGCAAATTTCATCGTATCTCCATCAGTCATATATTTCTATTTCTGGCAACATCACAACAATTTTTCCTTTATAGTGAGGGCGAAGACTATTTATGATGTGTGTCTTGAAATTGTGGGCGAGTATCAATAGGTATTCTGGTTGAGTCTCATATAGAGTCTGTCGGCTAACTACCCGCAGTTTTGTTCCAGGAACATATTTTCCTTGTTTACCGATAGTGTCATCAACGACATACATCATTTTGTCGGTGATATCTCTTCCAAGAGAGTTTAGATACACACAACCTTTTGCCGCCGCTCCGAAGCAAGCAACAGAACCATTCATGAATAGATTAGCCATGAAAATTTGATCGGACATCACCTTTTTTCTTATTTTGTCCGCCCACCCCGCAAAATCAAACTTCTGCTCCTCCATCAGATACTTCTTTAAGACACTCTGATCACTCTCTCTGAGGTTGCTGCTCACTATCCGAATAGTGCCACCATGTATGTCATGTTCTGATATGGAGATTATCCCAAGTCCATATTCCTTAAATAGTTCAACCAGAGGTGTAATCAACCAGTAGAAGTAGTGTTCATGGTAAAACTGATCAAACTGATTCGTCTGAGCAGTTCGAAGAAAGTACGGAAACTCTAAAACCCAAATGCCGTCGAGGTTTTTCTGTATTCCTGCAAGAAACTTTCTAACATCTGAGTTGTGCTGAAAAACATTTGTTGATATGATCAAATTAGCCTTCTTGGGAAGTTCAATGTTGTCCCCCCAAAAATCCTGAATATAGTGTATTCCTTCGGAGGTGTTGTCTTCTCTGAAAGAAGAACTGGGATCAACATTAAAAAGTTCAATATTACCTAAAACTTCTTTGTTGTGCTGTCGTTTGAAGCACTTTAGCAAAGTTCCGTCGTTTCCCCCAATATCCAAAACAACCAGATCTTTCTTTGGATATGGACATGCCCCATAAACGAAATGCTGTATGTCATACCACATCTTATTACAATGATTCTTGTACGGCTCACTTACACTAGATCGATATAGATACTCACCAAACATCTCGGATGGTTCGACTTGAGTATCTAACCTCACGGTGAGGCTGTCATCAATCATTGCTTTCAAAGGATATCGTTTTGCGTTTATCGATTCTTCCTTAGTGTTTTTGAGATTGTTGACCAACGGAATTTGACCAAGATCAAGTATCGTTTTCATTGTATTGCCTTTCAATATATCTCATTGTTTCCAGAAACCGCAATTGAACCGCTCGCTTCTATGCTTGAAAGCACATTAAAATCTTTACTACAAGCCCAAGAATAAAGCATATCTTCCATGCTAACATGCCTAGCATTGTTGTATCGATTGATGCATGTTGTGGTGAATTCTTTGTAAGTTGTGCTATTCTTCATGGAATAGACGACACCACAACATCTCTTAGGCAAGCCATCGATAAACAGTCTAGTCGAGATGTCGCCATTATTAAACTTGTTAATATCAAAAGAATTCAGAAGAACATACCTTCCACTCAGTTTGAATATTCTTTCGTCTGTGGGTAAATGATCGATAACCCGATCTATCATCTGTATTTCAGCCCAACTCTTGTTTGGAGAATTGCATGTCGATAGCATGAATGAATCTGATGACAAATCGATAAAGACATCTACTAGAGATTTCAAAACAGACAAATCAAAATTGGAACTTATATGATTACTGCATTCAACCAGAGTTATCTTTTGATCGGTATTTTTTCTAACAGACTCTATGCTATTGATGGTTTGTTGTAGTCTCTGCTCGGGAGTGAAAACCGAACGAACAGAAGTATAGTCCAGCGGACCACTAGAAGGAACAATCACTGAAGTGATTAAAAACATTAGAGCCATTTCTCCATATCATCTCTAATTAGAGAGTGTTTTCCATAATTGTATTTGCCATGAAGAAACGGAGGATTTAGATTCATGTATGATATCTTAGAAGGAGTTAACATACCGTGTTCTTTAAGATGTCGAATCAACAAATCTTCCCCGTTCAAAATACACCCAGAGTCGTGATATAAATCAATTTTTCTATACACAGAAGAATAGATCGACATATCTTTTGGATTTGATATCACAAACTGATCGTGTACGGCAGTATGATCTGCGTTTCTCTGTGTGTCGCAAAAATACATTTTGCTTTTGTCTAATTCATTAAACTCAATTTTTTTATTAAGAGCAAAGTCAAAACGAGTTTTAACGATCCAATCATATTCAACACCAGAACTTTGTCTGATTAGATCTGCAAGCATTATAGATCTATACATCATAAAAAAATTTCTGGCTGGATGCATAGGCGACGCAATACGATAACCAGAATATTCACCAAAAAGTCCATCAAATTCTACGATAAAATCCTTTGGTTTATATAATGAAATAACCTGCGGATTCCAATTTTTAGACCAAGTATGAAAATACACATCAACATCGTGATGTGTCAGAAGATTTTTGTTTATATAAGACCACCCAGTAGCAAATGATCTCAACTGACCGCTTAACAACAACGCAATTTTCATAGAAAAAATAGCCTATCTAAGTTTTGAATGCGATCATACTGATGAATTATAGGGTATACATTACCCGATATGTTTGGGAGTTCGTTTGATTTCCAACTAGGACTTTCTATCAAGTTTGCTGCAAACTTCTCAACTCCACACACCGCAAGATGCACCATAAATCCATCAGAAAGATTTGTGGTGTGAATCTTGTCAGAAAAGAAATTTGTGCCAAGAAGAACATTAAACGATGATTGATCTGAAACGGGGGCTGGATTGTGTATGCACATAGAGAATATCTGCAAGCATAGTTCTGCAACAGACTGAACATCTCCACACAATACACCAACATTTTTTACTTCTTGGTTAACATACTCATCAAAAACATACCCGTATCCATCTGCCAAATTTCTACTATTCCAAGATTCATTTTTAAATGTTATAGATTCCCCCCCACAAACAATCTTTTTCCCAGATGCAGACATAATATCCAATAGTTTTGGAAAAGGATCTTCGTGGAAGTATACATCTCTACTATCCGTTAGGATGACATGAGAATACTTTTCTTTAACAGACATCAGGTATTTGTACTGAAATAGAAAACGGAGGTTGTGTGGTGGCTTATTTGTTTGCTGCATGTTATAACAAACAGCATCAACACCGTTTTCTTTACAGGCATTCACCAACTGGTTCGACGGGTTGATCAACATGTTGCACACATCATGACCCGTTCTTTTTGCGGATAGATTCCAAGTCTTGATTTGATCCCACTCATACCCAAAAGATGATGATAAAAACAGTTTTTTCATTTGGACTCCACAAGATTCATAATAAAAGTCTTCAATAGATCCTTGCCGTTCTTGATGTAGGCTTCCGACCTAAATCCAGTAAATGGATCTACACTTCTCATTTTTTCAAACAACTGCTGATCTCTAAGAATATTTATCATCTTCTGCAAAGATTGGTTTGCTTTCTCTTCGGTGGAAGAATCAAATATATGATAAGCATTGGGATTAAACTCATCAATTACATCAGATGCCCCCCAATAATATGGGACTGCACCCACCATAAAAGCCTCGTAGATTTTTTCTGTGATGTAACCACGCTTGACTTTATTCTCAAATGCAATAGCAAACATGCAATTTGCCGCTAGATTCATCTTGGCATCAAACGACCAACCAATATCCCCCATGTTGTTTGCAACTCGACCACCGGAATCACAAAGACCATTACTGACTAAAATATTCAACAACGATGTTCTTAATGGATTATTTGGGTTGGAAACAACAGCAGAAAATTTCTTCTGTGGGTTGAGCGAATAAAATTTAGCCCTTAGTTCTTCATACGAGGAACACTTATACCTATGCAGATGTTCTAGATGATAGATTGCATACAGAGGAAACCTCATGTAAGTCAGGTTTGTTGGCATGTCCTCTTTATGATCAAATCCAATATAAGCGTCACACCCTGGAGTAGTGGTGAGAAGATCATAACTCTCTCCAGTAAAACAAAGTTTTTTCGAATCAACTTTGGTCATATCTGCATATGTTTGGTGTCCAACCATAGGCACCATAATAGAGATGACAAGATCATATTTCTTACCCGACATCAACCCCACATCTATATCGCAATTAGGAATTTCTTCTTGTAATATTCTCGTCATTATGAACGAGTCTTTTTCAAAACCATTCCATAAGTTTACATATGCAATTCTCATATGCTCACCTTTATGATTGTTCTATCTGCGGTTTCATTTCTATCAACCACAGAATACTTTGATGTATTAAGACCTTCCGATTTCCAATCAATCTCCCCACGCCACATTGCTTGTATACGCTTTATGTTGCCATCATACGCAACATTGTTAATACCTCTTGGATGGTCAAGAGACTTGAATATTCCAGGCGACTTGCGCTGAACCTTCAATTTTGCAAGATGGCATCTGTAAAGAAGATCGTCGTCTTCCCCACCCCACCCAACATACTCATTGCTATACCCATTTATCTTTGTGAAATCTTCTCTGGTGAACATAACAACACCACCAAAATATCCCTCATATGGAAGACCATAGTTGAATTGACTCGCAGCAACTGCAAGATGTGTTGGATTTGGTTCGTATGAATAATCTGTTGTCTTTGGAACCATGTCAACATCATGGAATACAAAATAATCACAGTCCGAATCGGCTTCAAGAAAACCAATGTTCCGCATAAGACCACGATGAAATGTCTTACCAGGTTCTTGTTCAATAACATAGATCTTCCGAACTATGTTTTGCTTGTCAAGATATTCGTTTAGTTCGGGAAGAAGAATTTTTAGATTCTCTTCTCTATCCCTATAGGGAATAACCACTGCCAACTTATGAACTTGCTGTTCCATATTTGAACTCCTTTGCAACCGCTTCCTCAAGACGCTTCATCACCTCTGCCGTGAAGTACTTCTCAGGATTCTCATTGATGTTCTTCTCAAATGCCGTTGTGCCATCAGGAAGTTCGATGCGAGTCGATACCTTCTTGAAGATGCTATGAGTCAATGCAATCTCCACAAGACCATAGTATCGATTCAGACCACTGTCGTAGTTCAACTGAACATCGACCATCTGATTCTCTTTGGTCAGACGAGACTTATACAACTTGCAATGAATGATGTTTCCGATGACATCGCCATCCGCATTCTTCTCCTTCTTCTTCGAAAGGTACACGATGGTGGATGCGGCATACTTCAGACCGCTACCACCACCCATCTCCTTCGTTGGGACATACGCGCCCACAACATCATATGTGTGGTTCGTCATCACAAGGGGAATCCTTGCCTTGCCCAACTTCATCGTGAGGACTCGGAATGTCGCCTTCACTCCCTGCGCCCGTGTCATATCCCTGACATTCTTTCCCTCTGCCGAATCGTTCATTTCCTTCTCAGTTGACAACATTCCAAGGGAATCAAGAACGATCATCATGGGCTTGCGCTCAGACTCGTCCATCTCAAGGATCTTGTCAACAATCGACACGCATTGAGTCTTGAATTCCTCAATGGTGGCAACTGGAAACACAGCGACTCTCTTGGAGTCAACACCACGACCTTCGAACATGTCGGATGTGACCGCTTGTTCTGAGTCGAAGTAGAGAACCATGCCCTCGGGATTGTTCTTGAGGAACTGCGCGACAATCCCAAGGGTAAAGTAAGTCTTTCCCGTGGCAGATTCACCCGCAAGGGCAATGATCTTGTTGTCCGCTACTCCTCCGTACAAGGAACCAGAAAGAAGCGCATTGAAAGCATACGAACCAGTGTCAACAAATCCCGCGACATCTGCTCCGTCGATTCCATCCTCAACGATGCTGGCAAACTTGTTGCCAGACTCCTTCACAATCTGCTTTAGGAAATTCAAGGTTTATTCTCCAGAGAGTTTGAGCGAAACGGGCTTCACGCCACCAGTTGGCATGACAAGACCTGAGCCAAAGCCTGTGCTATATTCGTTTGCTGTATTCTCTTCTGGATCGACGCAGTACAGAACCTTGTCTGTTGCAATCGTAACGCTTTCTTCCTTGGCAAATGGAATCCAAGGAACAAGACCGACTTCTCCCTTGTTAATCATCACAATCATCGCTGGCTTCTTCAGCGTGAGTGTACTTCCATTATCGGTAACATTTGCGAGAAGATTTTCACCCGTAACTAGTCTAACCAATTTTGTAGCCATGATATTCTCCTTATGTTAGGCTTCACTTCATTGTACTATAGGTATACACACTGTCAATACTCTTCGTCAGTATTTGTGTCGTAGTTGAATTGTGTTGCACCCGATGCACTCCAACGATCTTGGTTCTCGCAGAACCACTTGCGTGTAGAAAATTTAAAGTATGGAATCTTGAGATCAGATGATGGAGTTTGTGATTGATGTCTCCATATGATTCTATTGTTGGGCTGTGCTGCAAACTGACCATTGTCCAACTTTATGATGTTGAAAGATTTGTGTTCATTCGGAGTCTCAGACCATCCAACATCTACTTCGTTTGGATCAGATGCACATGGGTCTACTGTAAACAGATAGTAGCCAGGTGCGCGAGACTTATCTTTCATCATAACTTCACATCTTGCGTTTCGTAGACGCTCCTTACGAATCACAGAAATATTGTATGACATACAATCCCAAAGTTGCAACCAATCCAAGGGATATAGTTTTCTCACATCAACATCTTTTCTCCACACAAAAGCATGAAGAGGCAACTTGTCATACACCGCTCCATATTCATGAATCAATGATTCAAAATAGAGTGCCTGATTGGGAATTGACTTGACTGTCAGCCAATGTGCCGATTCATACTCATCTTTGCCAAGAGATTTTCCATTTTGATCTGTAAGAAAATCATATAGAAATTCCTTACGGACAAATACTTCAATAGGGGGTATGTTTGCTATCAGATAAGCCATTATCCAAACAATCCTTCCAATGTGTGAACAGGTTCTTCCTTCCACCCAAGAACGCCAAGAATATTTCTCATAGGTTCAAGGAATGTCTTCTCAAACTGCAAATCGTAATCCACAAATCCGTCGAGGTTGAACTCATCTGGAATCTTTGATGTGAATGCGATTACCTTCTCATGTAATGGATTGGGTGTCTTGAGATACAAGAACTTTATCTTGTCGCCTTCGCGTATCTCCTGATACTTTCCACCCAACTTGTTCTTCTTGAGGTTGTAGTTGAACAGTAGGGAACCCTTTGTTGCGATTGGCGTTCCCTTCTTGTAGATCGTACTTGAATCACCATACTCCTTCAGCCCATTGCAACTTCTTGGGAATGCGATCTTCTCTGGTGGAAGGCTCTTAAAAACATTCCTAAAGGTCGAAACAAACTCATGCACATGATGCTCGTCCTTATTCATAACGATTGAGATGGCTTCCTTGAGGGCATTGCGAACAACCTCTGGTGTGGAAGAACGCGCAGTCTCAATACCCATGATCTTGAGTTCGGGAACCTTTAGATAAACATTCTCTTCGCCCATGCGAACATTTAGCATGTATCGCTTCTTCGCAGTCCAAATTCCCGATGAAGCAATGGATTCCCGCTTCATACGCATCTTGTTCTCATACGCATTTGTGTATTCAGCAAGACGATCATAAGACTTATTGATGACCTTCTGAATTGCCTCATTGGATGCCTTGTCAATGAACTGCGTGATCTTCTGTTCGTCCTTCTCATTTGGCATCACCTTGGACACAAGCGGACCAAGATTTAGATAGACGGAGTCTGTGTCGATTGCAATCACATAATCGACATCTTCTGTGCCGTTTGCCTTGTTGAGATACTGATTCAGATCTTTTTCGACCCACTGCACCGACAACTGCCCCGATAGCGTGATTGCCTCAGCAATCGCCTCATCATAGTACCGAAACCATTCGTTTCCAATGGCACCGAAGGCGGAATTGAGTTGGATCTTGCGAACGAGTTGGAAGTTGTGGTACTTCGATATGGAGAGTCGTAAACTCTCTCTGTATTCCTCAGACGCATCCACAGGAAGTCGTTTGAGAGAAGCCTTTGCGTCGAGCATGAGATTTTTATAGTTCTTCCGCTCCTCGTACATTCTCCCCATGAGTTCAGGAAGAAATCCCCGAACATCCCTTCGATAAGTCGTACCATTGGCAGCAAGACAGACTCCTCTGCGGACGGCTTTCTCTCGCTCTGATATGGCAAGAGGCGAACCCTTGATGAAGGAATCGGGCGTAACCATCCTTCGAATCCCGTCTGCCGTCTTAGTCTCGGGAGATAAGTTGTACTGCATGATGAGATGGGGATATAGTGAGTCGAGGTCGAACGAGACAACCCATTTATGCTGTCCAACTTGCGGATCTTTGACATACGCACCTTCAAATGACGCATCTTTCTTTCCTTTCTTCTTTGGGGGAATGACTATGTTCTTGCCATGCAAATGGTGATAAATGATCTGCTCCCACGTTCTGACCTGTGAGAAAACATCATTCAGATTCACCTTTGCAGAGTAAGCCAACGATACTGCAAGTTCAAGAAGCCTGAGTTTTGCCTCAAGTTTCTGAACAAGAATGGTATCCTGAATGTTGTATTGAACGAACTTGGTGAAATCGTTCTTGTAGAAATCAGAGAAGTTGTCGTACTCTACATATGCAACCTTCGTCTCTCCAAGTTCAACAGAGGTGATGTGACCCAACTTGTAGGACTCTCGCGTCACATAGGTGAACTTCTTGTAGAGATCGAAGTAGTCGAGCGTGTTGATGCCCACGATCTCATAAGAAATACTTTCCTTACCCATGATCTCAACTTTGCGCTCCTTGAGTTTGCCCCAAGGAGAAAACTTCTTGGCAAACTTCTCACCAAACAGACGAGTCATTCTGTTCACAAGATACGGAATGTCGAAGAACTGAACATTCCATCCTGTGATGATGTCAATTCCAAGAGTCTGCCACGTGAGCATGAAGTCACCAAGCATCTGCTCTTCGTTGTCATACACATTCACATGGAAATCTGTCGGCATCTTCGTAAGATCGACATTCCCCAATGCGTAGGTGTACTTCTTCTCGCCAACGATCAGCGTGATGACATTGATGCGCTCGTTTGCAGTATCGATGTTGGGAAAGCCTTCCTCCGACTCAGTTTCAATGTCGAGGTAGGCAATCCGCATCAACTTCATATCATAGTTGATCTCGGACTTGTATTCATCACCGATGAATTGATAGAGATAGTCTGTGTTCCCGTAGATGGGATATGCATGGACATCTCTGTATTTCTCAACAAACTCCCGCGCTGAGTCGATGTCATCGAATACGATAGGTTCAACACTCTTGCCATCAAGCGTGTGCCATGCCGATCCTTTCTTGCCTGTGACAAAGAGGGTGGGTTGGAAAGTCTGCTCCTCGGCAAAGGGAACCCCATTCTCATAGCCGCGATGCAGAATGCGATTGCCGCGAATGGCAACATTCGTGTAGAACTTCTTCATGGAGGTAAGTATATCTCATTGCATCAGAGATGCAAGAGTTGATGGGATCTCTTCTTTGATTCTGTTCCCTGCCAAGGTGAGTTGGTCCATGAATGACGATTGGTTGGCTCATTCGGGTCATCCCGATCTTATCAACCACTCGTTCTAAAAATCTGTATGTAAGTTCCATGTCATCTGCAACACCATCCTTGCAGTTGTACATGTCTAGGTAGTATGAATATCCGAATGCCATTTATTCACGTTCTACCATGTAGATATGGTCTTGATGAATGAGATCAAACTCTTTAAAATGATTTCCTCTGACTTTGGTGATATCCCAAAGAGCCTTGTCGCCAACCTTGATGTCTTCGGTGACACCATCACCAACAGCAACAACTCTTGACCAAACCAACCGCGAGTTCACCTTCTCTGTGTAGATGATGCCAGCCTCAGTGGTCTTCTGACCACCAAACTCTGCCTTCAGAGCAACAAACTTTCCAACGGGACGAAAACCATTCATGAGAGTTCCCTTGTAGTGCAGTTGAACAGAGAGTCTCCGTATTGTACCTTGAGTCTCTTCTCCTGACGATATGCAGAGAGAAGAACAATGTAGTTGATGACATCAACCATTGTATCCTCAAAGGATTCATCCTTCACATGTTGCTTACCCGATGCGAGAATGGAAGACAAGCGACTCATCTTGTCCGTGAGACGAACCATGAAACCCTGTTCCGTGGAACAGATGCCCATTGCCTCGACTCGGGTGAAGTTTGCGAATGGCTCCTTGCCATCATTGCCAGCATAGTCTCGGTTCTTCTTGTCCATGAGTTCCCGTGCTTGCTTGCAGAGAACTTCGTGGTGCTTCAACAGTTCTTCGCGTGTCATGTCACCTCCGTACATTATTTAACTCCTGTGCTTCCAAACCCACCATCTCTTGAGGTCTTCTTGCTAGGTCTTTCACCACATTCAACGAGAATGTAGTCGAGGTTACAAACCATTTCTGCCTGAGCAATACGCATTCCATGCTCAATCGTGATTCTTGAAAGAGAATCGTTCTTGAGCATGACGAAGCATTCCTCCACATAGTCTGCATCGATTATACCTTCT